TTGTAATTCAAATTGCGCTCTGAGGTCTCTTGCTTCTGCATCTGGCAACCCAGATTTTAATTTTACAATTTCCTCTTCAACTTTTTTAATATCCTCTAATACTTTTTGTGTACCGCTAGGTTTTAAACCAAATGGATTAAATAATGCAGATTGGTCTAAAACATTTAACGCTGGATTTACTTCGTCTAGTTTGTCTTTTAATTTATCAAGTTCTTCTGTTTTCGTAGCAATAGCTTGATTAATCATTGCTGTAGTGCCTTGATCTATAAGCTCGTTAAAGTCTTTCTGTGCATTTCTTGCTTCTAATAATTTTGTTATAAAAACTCCAAGGCCAACAATAATGAGACCAATACCAGTTTTAGCCAAAGCAACCTTAAACGCTGTAGCTGCAGCCGTAGCCTTTGCAAATCCACCAGCAGTAGCAAAAGCCATTGTTGTAGTTACACCTAATTGACCACTCGCTGCTGCAGCAGCAATAGACATTGTTGCAAGTTGTGCTTTTGTTGCAGCTATAACTACCGATAAACCTTTAAAAGCTAATGCAGCACCAGTAATAATTGCTACTGCCTGACCACCCTCTCCACTTAAAGCATTCAACAAAGCTGTAAGTGCTTTTACTGCAGGCTCAACAACAGGGATAAGAGACTTGCCTAAGGCTTCACTAAAATCACGAAAAGATTCGCCTAAAGTATCAACAGAACCAGCAAAGCCTACAGCAGCAGCTTGCGCTAACTTGTTATAACTTTC